GTTCGATAGCGATGGTTCTATCCGTTTTGTAGTTCTTCGCGACAGTGACCACGCGGTTCCCGGGTACGATTTTCACGTACCCCTCGCCTTCGTCCGGCGGCAGCTCGGTTAAACCCTGAGCCCAAGCCGGAGACCACCGTATTACGGTGTTCGCGAGTACCGCGTTACCGATCGTTGCATGCGGATTACCGCAGTATTTGTGCGCAGCGTCCGACTCACGTCGGGTCAGTCTGGTAGTGGCGCCAGGGCCCCACCCAAAACTTCGTGCTGCTTGGTCCCAGTCGAAGGGTCCCAAAATCCTAGATGCGATTTTCCGTGCGAGACGAATTTCTCGCGCGTATGGAGATTGACTCCATTGCATTTCGGATCGTTGGTTAACCTCAAAACAGGACTGTTCCGCTTTGTCGAAACGTTCCCACGTGACCCTCTCCTTGTCGTCTAGAGGGAAAGGCGAACGTGAAGCGGGATGGCTTGACACTCCTCGCACTGGCAAAGACCCGTTTCCGGGTCCACCGATGCTTGAGTACCAACCACCCGCGTCACTGGGACGTCGCTCTGGTCCTCGTTCCGGAGATTTCTCGTCCGGTACTTGTACAGAGCTTCGTCGATTTCGCTTATTTCCTTTTGACTCAAGTTTAGAGAGCCACTCTTCGAAGAAATAGCCGATCCCGAATACCAAGAGATCAGCTCCTTCAGAAGCATTTCTTCCTGATTCATCAGGGATTCCGTCTCGAGCCGATTCGCAAAGAAAATGCGAAGCATTTCGAGTTCCGGGTTCTCCACGGTGGTCAGGTAGGACTTCAGTTGACGCTGACTCTTGAACGAGATCATTTGCTATTCCTCCGAGATGGGAAACGAACAGACAGCTCCCGCCAGGCTCTCCGATGGCTCCACTTGCGTGGACACCGAAGGCTTTGGCGAGTCGCTCGTGAATACGAGCGAGGGGCGGAGCACAAGCAACGCGAGCCCTCCTAAGAGGGCGAGGACGGAAATTAGCCATAGAGAGACTCCAATAGCCAGAACTCCCATAGGGAGATCCAGGAGCTTTTGCGAAAAGGAATCAGTTGCATTTTGATTCCTACTGTTTGTCCTAGTCATAGTGACCAGTCACCCTCTACTTTATC